AAAAAAAGATGCTAAAGCATCTAAAGAAAATCCGGACGGATTTTCACAAGCCGATTTTTTCAACGAAGAAAAAAAAATTAAAGCAAGTATTCAATTCGGACTCACGCCCGAATTGTTAGATGTTCGAAAATCAATTATTGATAAAGTTGATAATTACTTTGCAAAACTTGTATTCCCATTTGATAGCGATGAATTTAAACGGAACTTTTATATTTTGATGTGTCAACCGAAATGGAGAACGTCGCAAAAGAGTTTTTCAGCGATACAAGCAAACTTAAATGGTTTGAGTAAATACCCGGAAGAATTTGCGCTGATTCTGATAAAAGAAAGCATTTCAAAAGGTTGGGCGGCGTTAGAATATGATTCAACCCCCGAAAAATACGAAAAATGGGAAAAAATGAAACGTTCCGTAAAGACAGAGCAGCAAAGCAGCAAAGAAATTGCGGATATGATGAAGTATTTAAACAATGATTTTGATTGATATGGGAGCAATTGAAAAAAAAGAAAATACGGCGTTAGAAATATATAATACCAAGCCCGGAACAAAAGCCATTGAAGTACGCCGTAGAATGGTGCAATTGCCGGAGGTTGCCAAAGCATTAAACCCAGTTGAAAAATATGTTTTCGCAGCGTCAACAAAAACACCAATTGCGGAAATTGACGATGCAAAATTAGTTGAAAATCTTTCGTTACTGTTTAAGCGTATAGCAATAGACGTTGGTTATATAATACCACAGAATGAAAATGATTGGAATTATATACAATCCCGGTTGTTGGATATTCTGAAACGTTATTACTCAGATATGACGTTGGCTGATATTAAGATGGCTTTTGAATTGGCGACGACCGGAGAGTTAGACGAATATTTGCCGAAAGATAAACAAGGGAATCCGGACAAAAACCATTATCAACAGTTCAACGCCGATTACTTTGCAAAGATTCTGAAAGCATACAAGCAAAAGCAGACAGATGTAATTGATAAAGCATACAAAGCTATACCGGAAAAAAACAATGAAATTTCGCCGGCGCAAATACGGCAATTTGAGATACAAAGACAATGGCGGAACCGTTATATTTTCCTTTGCTACAAATACACCGGGAAATTAATATTGGGGCTAACTGATGATATGTTTTTGTATGAATGGTTGCAAAAATGCGGGTTGGCTGATGATGTACAAGTTAAAGAGGACGACCGAAAAGAAGCGTTTGCCCGGTATATGCAGCGTGTAGCCCGTGGAATGATAAACCAACATACAGCGTTTCAAGTTCGCCGAAAAGGAACCGAAAGCCCGGAAATTGATTTTACGGCGTTTGAGGTTGCCCGGAAAAAGGAGATTATAAAAGCATTTGACCGGATGATTTCCGAGGAAATGCAAGTTGATAACTACATGAAGTTTTAAATATGGAACTATTTATTGTTTGCTTTATAATTGGCGTAATAGGTTATTTTACAAAAGCGGGAGGTTATATATGGAAAAAAATATAAGAATTTCAGCAGTAGTGGGAATTGACCCGGGAAGCAATGGCGGTATTGTAACATGGCGCCCCAACCAAAATATAAAAGCAATGAAAATGCCAAAGGATTTAACAGAATTGCGTAATTATTTGGAGTATCTGAAAAGCATTTGTTCGCCGATCATTTTTCTGGAAAAATTGAGCGTGCGCCCGGATGATGTAACGCTTGGTGCCGATGGCGTAAATATGGGTAAATTGTACCGCATACAAAAAATGCTTGCAAACTTTGAGCAATTGAAAGCCATTATAACCGTCGCCGAAATACCGTTTGTTCTAATAGCCCCTATTTCGTGGCAGCAAAAACTAAGGATAAGAATAAAAAATGAAGATAAAAAAGACAGAAAAAAAAGATATAAAGATATAGCACAATCACTATATCCAGAGATAAAACAAACTATGTATTCATGCGATGCAACTTTGATAATGCACTTTGGACGTTATATGTTAGCTAACAATATGGATTGGATAAAAAGTAATTTACCGAATTATTTACATAATAGATTATGGGATTAGAATTTGAAGAATATAAAGAAATATTTCCATCGTATTACATATCAAATTTTGGGAATATAAAGCATGATAATAACTTTCTAAAAAAATGTATCCATTCTAATGGATATGAACAGGTTAATATACGTATCGGTAATAAATATGTTACAAAATTAATACATAGATTAGTTGCTGCGGCTTTCATTCCGAACCCGGACAACAAACCATGTGTTGACCATATCGACGGCAATAAGAGGAATAATTATGTTTCAAATTTGCGTTGGGTTACACCAGTAGAAAACGCGAATAATATTATCACAAAAAAGAGAAGTATAGAAAACAGAAAATCACATAATGAAAAAAAAATAGTTGCAATAAGTGGCGAAATTAATGTGTATTTTAATTCAATAATAGAGGCATCTATTATATTGGGGGTCGATAGAACTAGTATTTCAAAATGCCTAAAAGGTCAAAGGGGGAAAGCTGGTGGATATGTTTTTAAATATCAGGAAATGGTTACATATACTGATTTTATAAATGCTATAAAACAGATGAGGCATAGCCAAAGACGTTACAAACGGAACCCAACCCCGGAGAAATTGGCAACGTTAGAAAGTTGGGAACGCAAAGTTGATGCAATTGTTGCTAAAATAACAGATAAACAAATGAGGCTGTTTTGATTTATGCCCGGAATGTATAACGTTCCGGGTTTATTGTTTTTTTTTTAAAAATAAAAAGAAAAAATTTTGGTAGATAAAATGTTATGCGTATATTTGCAGTGTCAAACAATGAAAGACCCCACAGCCTAACCAAAATGCAAAAAGACTGTTGAAAGATTAAGTTCGTAAGAGTAGAAAGTAAGCAACGGTATCTACAAAGGGTTAAATGATGGTTCGGTAACCGATTAAATGAAGTGATAAAGCCAAAATCTTTCAGAGTACGACAAACACCGACCGGGCGGGTTCCCGGATAAATTATAAAACTATGAAGTTATTAGAAATTCACAAAAACGGTATTAATGCGCATAATAATGAAGTTTCATTTTATGGCATAGATTTTCAAACAAAAACATTGATGTTTGATGGAATAGAAAACGTTGAATGTGCAATAGAAATTGCAAAAGAGTTAGGATATAAGATTTATGAAATACAAATGATGTTTTGATATGTTTATAGATGAAGTAGGAGCAACCCGGCACGCATTTGTTAAGGTGCAAACAATGATATACCAAAGAATGAGAGAAACAAAAAAATAATATTAACCGCCGGGGGAAACCCCGGCACAAACCGAGAGCAAAAATGATAGTTAAGAAATTAGAATTGGTAAATTTCCAAGTAATTAAAGAGTTTAACGCAGATTTCGACGGTAACGTTTATTTCATTACCGGAGATAATGAGTTGGGAAAATCAACCGTATTAAAAGCAATTGGGGCTTTGTTGACCGGGAACCGTGACGCCGTATTGAAGAATGGAGAAAGCAAAGGTTTTGCAAAAATGATTGTCGGCGACGACGGCGAGGAATACGAGGTTGAATTGAAATTCACGAAAGCAAACCCACGTGGCACGTTATCAATTAAATCAAAGACAACCGGAATGAAAAGCGATAACGTTTCTATGTTGCAAAAGATTTTCGGTTATACAGATTTTGACGCCGTGGAATTTTCCCGTTGGTCGGAAACCGCCGAGGGACGTAGAAAGCAAATTGAGGTTGTAAAGTCTTTGTTGCCGGAAGAAGTAAGAACAAGGATTTCCGAAATTGATACAACCGTTGCCGGGCTTAAAACAGAACGTACCGGAGTAAACCGGGATTTGAAAACCTACAAATCAATATCAGATGCAGCCGGGCAGGGATTGACAACGCAGGATTTGAAAACGTATGCCAAACCAAAGGACATTACGGAACTGATGAAAGAACAAGCCGAAAACGCCCAATTGATAGAAAAAGCAAAAACCGTTCGTTCGGCTTTGGAGCAAAGAAAAAAGCAGTTGGAAGAAATTCCGGAACGTTTAGCAGTGGCAAAAGCGACATACGAAAAAGCCATTGAAGAAGCTAAAAAAGCGATAGAAAGAACTGAAAAACTTTACAAAGAAGCTATTGCACAAATAGAAAGTGAAAAGGCAGATTATGAAGCACGAAAAGCAAATGCCGAAAAATGGTTGGCTAATTACGAAGAAAACAACCCGAAAAAATTAGATACAGCCGAGCAGTTGAGAAAAGCAGAGGAACACAACAAAAAGGCTGCAAAGGTTGCCGATTATCTTTCAAAGAAAAAACAAGCAGACGACAAAAAAGCAGAAGCGGAAAAGATGGATTCAGAAATTGCGGAATTATCCGCCGAGCGTGAAAAACTTATTTCGTCGGCGAAATTACCGATTTCCGGGCTTTCGTTTAGTGATGATGGGTTAGTATTAAATGACGTCCCATTTGTCGCCGGAAAGGTTTCAGATTCGCAGATAATGGAGGTTGCCGCAAAACTGATTATAGCAAGTAACCCAACCGTGAAAGTATTCCGCATTGCGAGGGGCGAAAGTTTGGGACAAAAGAGGTTGCAGGCAATTTTGGATTTGGCAAAAAAGGAGGGATTCCAAGGTTTTATTGAAAGTGTTGTAAGGGGACAGCAGGATTTAATTATTGAGGAATATGAAGAAGCCGATAAATAAATGTAAAGACAAATCATTCGTAAAGATACCCGGAGTTTCCGGGTATCTAATAAACAAAAAAGGAGAAATATTTTCCGAGTTTAAGGGAGAAGTTATGAAACCCGCTTTAAGGTCGGGTTATCATTTTGTAGTAATAATGACAGATACCGGGAAAAGAGTAAATAAAATGATTCATAGATTAATGGCAGAAACATTTTTACCAAATCCGGATAATTTACCCGAAATAGACCATATAGACGGCAATGCCTTAAATAACAATCTTGATAATTTAAGATGGGTAACAAAGAAAGAAAATCAAAATAACCCAATATCAAGGGAAAGACGTTATAAGGCAATTATAGATAAACAAGGAATACCAATAAAAGCATTTTATAATGGCGAGTTTGTAGGGAATTTTACTTGTTTGATGGAGGCAGCAAGAAAATTTAATTTGCATTGTACTTTGATTTCAAAGCAAGTAAGAGGGAAAATTGATAACGTAAACGGATATAAATTTGAAAGATTATGAAAGAATTAAAAGACATGACAATTACGGACGTTTTGAAAACACCCGAATTTTATAATAATCTGAAAGTGGTTATTTCCGATTTGGAAAACACCCGGAGAAATGCAGGAATAAGCGCAAACGCCCCATTGAAACGGCACCCGATAGACCGTTTGCAGGAAAAAGGAGTATTTGAACCGGGACAAATGACCGTTCTTTATGCGTCGGCGATGGATAAAAAATTGCAGGGATATTCAAGCAGCGAAAGAAAGTTTATATTGGAAGTTGGCGGCGAAGCGTTTAATATTACAATGAAACAAACTGTTGACCAAGAAAAGAAAGACAATGAGGAAAAGAGAGATAACAGCAACGGGAATGATTGATAATAACGGCGGTTTACAAATGTACATGGGGGAATTAACTCAATTCTTTGCAATGCACAAAGGTAGCCGCATAATTGCCCGTTTTATTGTAGCGTCGCCCGGTTCGTCAGAGGCTTTGAAAGGTTATTATTTCAATTACGTTGTACCAACATTCAGAACCGGAATTTGGGAGGCGGGCGAACGTCTGACAGAGGAACAAACCGAACGCCGATTGCGTGAGTTGTCCCCGGTTATGTATGAGCAAACGCCGGATATTAACACCGGAAAGTATGAAACCCGATTGCGGACAATTGCAGAGTTGAGCAATGCGGAATTAATAGAACATATCGAATTTTTAAAACAACTTGCAAGTGAAGAATATTATATATATATAGCAGACCCAAATGAAATTTGATTATGAAAAAAGTAACATTGAAAGACAGCAAAGGAAATGAGATAAACGACATTATGAAAGATGTTTTGACGTTCGATTGTGAAACAACCGGGTTGCCCCCAAAGGGCGCAAAATGGGACGTTGATTTTGCGGAATTTCCAAATATTGTGCAATTGGCATGGGCGGTAAACGAAAAGGAACGTTCATTTATCATAAAGCCGGAGGGATGGGAAATACCGGAAGCGTCAACAGAAGTTCACGGAATTACAGCAGAGAGAGCAAACGCCGAGGGCGTCCCATTTGCTGACATTATAGACGAATTTTTGGAGGATTGCGAAAAAGCCCGTTTGTTGGTAGGACACAACATTTACTTTGATACGTCAATTGTAAAAGCAATGATATTGCGCATTATGGGTCGTGAATATTACGACGCAAAAGCGGAGGACGCATTGTTTAAGGGCAAACGAATTGATACGATGATGAAAACAATTAAATTTGTTGGCGCATTGTATGCAGACGGACGTCCGGACAAATATCCGAAATTGGAGGAACTTTACAACAAGTGTTTCCCCGGCGAAACATTCCCGGCGCATGATGCGTTGGAGGACGTGAAAGCCTGCAAACGTTGTATTCCGGTTTTGGTGGAAAATGGTATTATAGAACTGAAACCAAAAGAATATCCGGCGGAACAATTGAAGTTTAACCCGGAACCGGAACCCGCAAAGACCAAAAAGGTAAAAAGGTAAGTTTTAGTTCACGACCCGAAACCGATATTTGCACCGGATGCAGAGCCGGAAAACAAGGTTGCAAAATTGTTAAATGAAACAGACTTTTAAATTATGAACGAAAAAAAAATGTGCATTGATTGCGTGGATTATCCGGTATGTTGTTTGTCCGGTCGTTGTGCTGATGATGAACCGTGCGAGTATATCCAAGAAGAAACCGACCCGGAGGAACCGGGAAACAATAAAGATTAAAAATTATGAGCGAAAAAAAACAAAATGTTATGCCGATTCCTACAAAGGAAAAGTTTTCATTATCGAAAGTAAGGTTATTGAAATATGGCGGGTTAGACGTACATTATGAAGTAACGGAAGCTGTCGGAAATGAGGATTACACGAACAAATACCATGTATTGAGTGCAAAAGACATACACCCGGATTTGCGTCATTTGTTTAATAATTTGCGCCCGATTATGGGACGTGTATTCAACATAACGTCATTTAAAACCATGATGGCAACGCCGGAGTTTAAAGCAACAAAGAAACAAACAGATATTGCAGCCGCATTTGCGGAAGAATGTTTGGACAATATAGAGGTTATGGGCGTTTCTTTGTCCGGGCAAGATGATAACGTAGGCGTCGTTTTAACCGGATTGTTTACCATATCAAACAATCAGAAAACAGCAATCAATACCCCACGAATGAAATATAACGTTGAAACGTTCGGTTTTGAGGAAGAGTTGGAAAACATTGTTTGCGATATTGAAAACGAGGTTTACGAATTTCTGTTTGAGGGCAAAAAGGCGCAAATGGTTTTGTTCGGGGCTGATGGGGAACCCAACCCGTTAGTTTATGTAAATGATGCAGACAACGAAAATGAAAATGATATGTTCCCGGAAATGGCAGACCCGGCGGACGATACAGACAATATGTAATGGAGCCAATATTGTTGACCGAGCGTTGCGAATATGAATATTGCGTTGCACGTGGTTACGAACCGTTATTGGATATTCGTAATTTTCGGTTAGATATACGGTTGCGTGTTGAGTTACAACGGGAAGTGTTCGGGAATTGCGTTTTAGGACGTGGCTACATTCCCGTTGCCAACCAACGGTTTTTCCGGTGGGTTTGGGAGCATAAGCCGCACAGATGCGAAGAATGTTTAAAGCCGTTACGGAATTATTCCGCCGTTTATTGTTCGCATATATTGACCCGTGGAGCGTTTCCCGAAATGGCGCATGATGCAAGAAATATAAATATACTATGTTTTGAACATCATTCATGTTGGGAGAATGGGGATAAAACGAAAATGCGTATATATCCGGGCAACGTCCGGATTATTGAATTGCTTAAAAACGAATACAGAAGTTTGAAAATATGAGGACAAAAAAAAGAACACCCGATTACGGGGCAATTTCCCGCCGTTCAATCCAAAATGATTTTAAAAGGGTACAAAGTTACCCGGAAAGGGAGAAACGCCCGCAAATCGAAAATCCGCCCGAAATAAATGCAGAAAGACGGGTTTTGTTTGTTAGTGAAAATTCAGCATATTACCGATACCGTTCTTTTTTCGTCGGTAAATTGGTAAGACTAATAAGACAATCAAACGTCGGCGGTTGGATAGTTGGATTTGTTTACGACGACGACCGGAAAGCGATAAATCATGCCGCCGGATGGTCGGATATGAAAAAAGAATATTTGTTGGATGGTGTAAAATTTAAGTAGATGAAAATCAAAAAACAAACCGGATATAAAATTGTATTTTATACGTTCGTGGCGTTAACGGTTGCGTCATACATTTGGACGTTATGGAGTATTGTAAGTTGGATTTTTAAAGCTATATTTCTATGAGTGTAAACAAAGTTATTTTAATGGGTAACGTCGGAAAAGACCCGGAGTATAAAGATTTCGACAACGGCGGTTCGGTTGTGCAATTCACGTTGGCGACAACTGACAGAGCATTTAAAACGGCAAATGGTACAGAAGTACCGGAGCGCACCGAATGGCACAATATTGTTTTGCAAAATGGATTGGCAAAGGTTGCAAAAGAGTATGTAAAAAAGGGCGATAAACTTTATATTGAGGGGAAAATAAGAACCCGCAGTTATGAGGACAACAACGGCGTAAAAAGATACGTTACGGAAGTTTACGGGTATAATATGGAGATGTTGTCGCCAAAGAAAGACGGACAAACAACGCAGCAGGGAGGTGCACCAACACCGCCGCCGCCAATTCCCGACCAAGACGAAGATGATTTGCCATTTTGAGAATGAGGAACGAAATTAAAATTCAAATCCCGGAGGGTTCCCGGCTGATTGGGACACGGACAAAGGGGCGAACGGTTATTGTTTCTTTTGAATACAATAAGGAGGACGCAGCCGTTCCGGAGCCGGAACCGATACGACCAATTGGTTTTGCCCATTACAAGGAACCCGCCGGGAAAGATAAAAAATAAAGTTATGCAGTTTAATAGCAAAGAATATGACCCCGAAAAACACGACCGTTGGCGTGCGTTGACCGTCAAACAGCCATACGCAAATGATTTGGTAACGGCGGCATACAAAGACGAAAACGGCGTTGTTTACGGGCGAAAATCAATTGAAGTTAGAAGCAAAAAAACGTCATACCGTGGCGACGTTCTTATTTGTTCGTCGGCAAAACCGGTTTATCCCGGAATGGAAAGCGGCGTTACTTTGGGATTGGTTGAGTTGTACGACGTGAAGCCGATAAAAGAGTTTACGCCGGAGGATTGGGAAAACACCCGGATTCCAAAGGAAAAGAGGGCAAAAATAACAAAGGGTTTCGGATGGATGATGCGCAACCCAAGACGTGTTGTTGAAATGCCAATTAAGGGGCAATTGGGTATCTATAATCTTGTATATACCAAGGGCGAAATAATACAATACCCCCGGAAAATGGTAATTGACAAAAAGAGTTGGGAACAGATAAAAAAACGGAACAGAAATGAGTGAAACAAAAATAATATTAGATGCCTGTTGTGGCAGTAGGATGTTTTGGTTTGACAAAGAAAACCCTTTGGCTTTGTTTGCTGACATTAGGGACGAAGAATACATTCTTTGTGATGGGCGAAATCTGAAAGTCCACCCAGACATCGTATCGGACTTTACCGATATGCCGTTTTTGGATAAATCCTTTAAACTGGTAGTGTTTGATCCACCCCATTTGCTAAAGGTTGGCAAAAATAGTTGGTTAGCCAAGAAGTATGGTAAACTTCCTGAAGATTGGCCAAGGGTGATAAAAAAGGGAATTGATGAATGCTTTCGTGTTCTGGATGACTACGGAGTTCTGATTTTCAAATGGAATGAGGATCAGATAACAGTTAGGGAAGTATTGAGTGCCATCAATCGGCAACCACTCTTCGGCCATACTACTGGAAGACATGGAAAGACTATGTGGATGTGTTTTATGAAACTGCCAATTAACTAATAATCGAACAGATAGAGAAATGAAAACAATCGGATTCCATATTGGACGTATCGGGTTTTATTTGTATCTGCAAAGTTTGTGGAAGTATAAGCAATTTTATTTGACGCCCGGAGTTATGGTTGAGGGCGTAAAAGGACATGACGTTTATTTAGATATTGAAATTAAATTGCTTTGTTTTTCCGTTGGTTTCCGGCTGATATGGATAAAAAACAAAAGAAATTATTAACTTTGTAATGTAAAATACTAAAAACGTGAGCGATGAAAGAGATAACAAAAATATTGCCATTAAATGAGGCGGCAAAGTTTCAAAAATCCGCAGGCAAATATGATTGCACAATTACGGAATTGGCGGTAATGGGAGCAGGGAAAGCAAGAATTTCAATTTCCGGAACAGAGGAAAATTTGGATTTGTTGGTTAGTTCGATAGAAAATGAGAATAAAGAAACCACATCCGTTTGAACCCGGGCGTGAATATAACCCCGGCGAACGTGCAGTTTACCGGGGTATGGTAATAATTGCGGAAAGATGGGTTAAACCGTCTGATAAACTGATTGAAAAGGTTGGCAAATTTGTATGTTTGAGTAGATGCGCATGTTGCGTTATCCATAAAGACGATTGTCCGGCGGTTGGGCTTAAATGTTACAGAAAAAGCCGGAGCGATAACAAAGTAATATATTTCAGAAAATTGTATAACATAACAGAAAAAAAGCGATGAAAAAGATATTTCAATTAATAGTATCAATCCCGCACGATAAATTATTGCATATTATAGCGGGAATGATTGTTGTAATGTTGGTTTTGCGTTTGGTTTCATTTATCGGGATTCCGGGAATGATTGCACGTATTATCGCATTGATAGCAGTAATTTTAACCGGGGTATTGCGTGAGGTTTACAACAAAAAACACGGAGGCGTATTTGATAAAAAAGATTTGTACGCCACAATTTCCGGAGGACTGATTGTTTTTTTATTAACCGTTTATTAATTGGATATGGAAAAAAGAAGTTTTATTCCGTTTGATGCGGAAACGTTTTTGATGATTGAAGATGTAACGGGAACAGAACCGGAAGTTACAGAGAAAGAAAATTACTTTGAACTTAAAATGTACGCCCCGGACAAAGAGGAAAGAATAATTGAAGCTGCAATATATGCAGTTCAAGGCAGATACGGGAAAAGAATAAAAGACGTAAGGACGATTAAAGAACAAAACCTTTTGCGTGGTGCAATATTCTTTGTTGAATACGAAAAAGGGGCGGGAAATTTGCCAAATGAGTTGCGCACAAATTTAGGTATGCCGGACGAAACCGCCGGGGATATTTATTGCCGCCGATTGTTAGAAGTTCGTGCATTACCCGTAAAGCGTGATAATTGGGAAAAATTGCAGATTTTTACCGGAGGCGGAACAATGCAGATTCCGAGAACGCCCGGAGGTTTGGCGGTTTATTCATTCCCGACCGAAAACGGCGTAATGTTGGACATACCGGAGGGAAATTTTATTGTATTGACACCGGACGGAAAATTTGGCAAAATGGATATGCAAACGTTTATGGCTAATTTTGAAGAAAAAGACGCCAATACCGCCGGATTGACCTTTGACGAAAAGATATTGTTTGAAAAGATGAATAAACTTTTCGGCAAAAACTTTCAAATGAGATTTTTAAAACTTACAGAGGAATACCACGAATTGTTTGTTGTTGCTGATGATATGTTGGTAAATGGAATAATACCGGAAAACACGTCGGAAATTATAGACGAGTTAGCAGATTTGAACGCCGTATTGTTCCATATTGCAGCATTGTTTGGATATTCCCAAAAAGAATTGCAGGAAATGGCATATACTAAAATTGCAGGACGTGAGAAAAACCCGGAATTTATGCGCAAACACCCACACAACAAACCGGAAAGCCCGGTTTGCGGTAATATGCAGCAGGAAACCGGCGAACAATACAAACATTTTGAGAACCGTTTTAACAAAAGACTATGACAAACGAAGAAAAAGAAGAATTAAGAAAAAAAGCGTTGTTCCTTACAAATACGGCGTATCTTTTGGCGGACATGGCACATACATGCGTTTTTTACGCTGATGATAAATTAAACCATTTAGGCAAATGCTTTGAAAAGGGCGAAAAAATGAGATTCAAAAAAGCCGCAAAGTTGACAAAAGAAGCATTTAAAGCCGTCAAGGAAATAACGGAACCATTGTATAATATTACCGACGTTGATAATGCGTGTATTGATAGCGATTATCTTTTGGAAGTTATTCAGTTGGTAATAAACAGAACCGACGAAACCGAGGAAAGCAAAACGGCGATGTTGGAATACATAAAGAAGTTACCACAAATTGAACATATAGAAGTTTAAGCGTATGAAAAAAGATTTTAAACAAGAACTAACCGAACTTATTAATAAGCACGGTTTAGAAAAGGAAATGAGAGATACCCCGGATTTTATTTTGGCACAAGTTTGTATTGATGCAATGGCGGTATTTTCGGAAGCAATCGTCCGCCGTGACGAATGGCACGAATTCAGAAAGGCAGACGAAAAGAGTTCGCAGGATGCAAAACACAATTACCCGGATGATTGCAATATTTGCAAAGACCGTTTTAAATGTGCTGACTTTATGAGAACGCAACCAATTGCAAATCTGATTCAGCGTTTCAAGGCGACAACGGACAAAGAGGAAAAAACAGCAATTGCCGGATTTCTAAAACAGATAAACGCCGATGCGTCGGGAAAGCCTCAAAATGATATACCGGAAGAAGTAAAAGAAGTTGCCGGAAAGTTGGCAAAGGCTTTTGGCGCACGTGTTGAGATACACCGTATTGAGATACCGGAAAAGAAACGTAAGTTTAGAAAGAAACCAAGAAAGGAGCAAGGCAATGAAACCCGTTGAATTTCCCGGCGTGAATGTAGTATTTGCAAAAGACCAACCGGAATACATGCCGTTACCTGCAATGAAAATCCCTAATGACCCGCAGGGGCTTATAATTACCAAATGGCAGTTATCCCCGGAAGAATTGGAGAGAGTAAAAGAAACCGGAACAATACATTTGTCAATGCTGACGTTTAACCAACCATTGCAACCCGTATTGTTAACCGTAGATTTACCAACAGAAAAATAATAAAGTTATGGATAAAGAAACATACGTAAAAAGAATGGCAGAATTAGCCGAGATAAAACAAAAGGCTTTGGAGTACAACAGAAAGGAAAGAGAAAAAGCCGCAGAAAGTTACATAACAGAAAATTGTCCGTTTAAAAAAGGCGATAGAATAAAATACAACGGAAAGCCCGGAAAGATAGAAGTTATCAAGGCAGAACACAACGGCAATTTTTCGTATGAAGTTAGGTTCGACAAAAAGAACGGTACGCCGTCAGTTAGGGTAACAAGTGTTTACCCATTGTTGAAAATCGACAAAATGGAAAAAGAATAAAAAACGCCCCGGAATTATAACCGGGGCTTTGCCGTTTAGGTACCGGAACGAAAGAAAGCCAAAATAAGTCCCGTAGGGCGACGAAAATACAAAAGACAATAAAAGATCAAGGAACAAACGAAACCCGCTTAAAACGAAAATTCCCCGAAAAGAACAAGCAAAGGGAAAGCGACGTTTGAGAGGAAAGCAAAGTAAATGGATTTGCCGTTATAAAAAGGTTTGAAATATGGAAGCGAGTAAAAGACAAAGGGGCGGACGCCCGAAAATGTGCAAACGAACAAAAGACCAAAGGGAGTTTGATTTGGCTTTTTGTTCAAATCTGTTTTTACGTGGTTACACGTATAGGGAAATTTCGGAAAGACTGAATGAGGAAAACGCCCGGCGTGGCGTCGGTTATACCATAACAAAACAAATGGTATATTGGGATATGCAACAATTGCTAATTGAATGGAAACGTGAACGTATGGAAAATATAGACGATTACGTTACGCAGGAATTGCGAAAGTTGGATAAAATGGAGGTTGAATTGTGGGAGGCGTGGGAACGTTCAAAGACCGGGAAATTGCGAGAGAAAAACAGACAGAACGCAAAGCCCCGTAAAGTGTTGGAGGATGGCGACAACCCGGAATATTACGGGTATGAGGAAACCACAACGGAAACGTCCGCCGGAAACCCCCGGTTTTTGGATTTGCTTTTGAATGTGCAGCAACGCCGGGCAAAGATGTTGGGATTTGATGCACCAATTAAAGTTGAAATTCCGGGAATAGAAAAAAGCATAAACGGCGATGCACCGCAATACGATGTATCAGCAATCCCGGAGGATTTATTGTTTGCGGTTGCTGATAAACTACAAACAGCAGAATATAAAAAACAATTAGCAGAGAAAGGAGTAATTGACGATGGCACGAACAACAAAGAATAATATCAAGAAAAAAGACGAACCGAAACCCGTACACACGTGCGGCGAATGTGGTTGGGGTAAATTCTATTATGAACATTCAAATTTAGATATGGCCGGGAACCCGATTTGTTTAAAATGCCCGTTTGTCGAAAATCACAGTATGATACGTTCGGAAAAAGCGTGCGACAAATGGAAAATGAAACATTAAATTGGTCGTTTTTTAAGATTTCCGGTTTTTAAGTCAGAAAAAATACGGGGGTAAGACAAAAATATATGGTATATTTTTAAGAATTAAACAAAATGGATAAAGAACAATTACTTAAAATGTACGCCGCACTAAAAAACAATCCCGGGGAATTAGTAAAAGCGGCGTCACGCAATAGGCTGATAAACTTTGCCCGGTATATGCAACCGGATTTAGCATTGGAACCGTTTCACGTCGTTTATTATACGTTGTTGGATAAATTCGCCCACGGAGAAATAAAGAAAATGATTGTGCAAATGCCCCCTCAACATGGTAAGGAAATATCCGATAATCAGATAGTTGCTACCACTAAAGGGATAAAAAAACATGGTGATTTAATTGTAGGGGATTACGTGTTTGGTAGGGATGGAACCCCGGTTAAAGTATTATGGGTGTCAGAAAAAACAAGAAGCGAATATGTCGTTTCTTTTTCTGATGGGGCAAAGATAGAATGTCATGGTAATCACGAATGGACGGTGTATAATAGATTTCGACAGAAAGAGGAAACTATAGAAACGAAACATATGGCATCCTCCACAATATATAATGGAGATGGAAAAAGAGGAAGCCGATATAAATACCAAGTAGATAGCAATGTTTGCGTAATGTTTGATAGTCGGAATGTAGATTTAGACCCATACGTTTTAGGAGCGTGGCTAGGAGATGGGGATAGCTCATGTGGGATTATACACATTGGCAATAATGATGTTGAAATAATAGGGAATAGTACATATAAGTTCAAAGAAAGTAAGGGCACGACAACACGTAAGTTTTACAGCCCAGAATTGAATATTTTACTAAAAAATAATGGACTAATTAAGAATAAACACGTACCGGATATGTATAAATACAATTCAGTTGAAGTTCGCAAGAATGTGATTGCTGGATTAATTGATACAGATGGGTATGTGTATCACAGAAACGGACGTATAACCATATCCAACACAAACAAGCGGATTATAGACGATGCAGCATTTATATTACGCTCATTAGGTCAGTCTGTAGTTGTGTGTGAATTCAAACCTAGGGTTAGTAGTAGCGGAATAGTAGGGAAGAAGATAGTATATCAACTCTGTTTTAATCCTACAATGACTTTCCCGACAAAAGTAAAACGTAAGAAGATAACGAAATTGTCTATAAATAAGAAGCGTGCTATTGTTTCTATTGAACGAAAGGAGGGATTGGGTTATGGTAATTGCATCCAAGTAGATGGGGGTATCTATCTGGTTGGAGATACGTTTATTCCTACGCATAATAGTGAGGGGTCGAGCCGAAAGTTGCCCGCTTTTATGTTAGGATTGAACCCGGACACAAAAATTTGTATTGGTTCGTATGCCGCAACGATTGCGAGAGATTTTAACCGTGATGTTCAAAGAATAATTGATACGCCAAGTTACCGGGAATTGTTCCCGGAAACGTATTTGAACGGTTCCAACGTCGTAACAATGGCTAATACGTATTTACGAAATTCTGACGTCATAGAAATGGTTGGGCGTAAGGGTTCGTTGCGTGTTGTCGGTCGTGGCGGTTCTTTGACGTCAAAAACGGTTGATGTATCTATTTTGGATGACGTTTACAAAGATTATGCCGAGGGCAACAGCCCGATTGTACGTAATGCGGCGTGGAAATGGTACACGACCGTTGTACGTACCCGTTTGCATAATGATTCCCAAGAATTAATTGTGTTTACCCGTTGGCATGATGATGATTTGATTGGACGTATTGAAAAAAGCGGGGAAACCGTAATTGAGATTAAAAGTTGGGACGATGTAAAGAACATTCCGGCGGGCGCATGGGTACGCATTAACTTTGAGGGATTGAAAACCGGGGAGCCAACAGAAATTGACCCACGGGAACCGGGGGCGGCGTTATGGGATAGACGACACAGCCGGGCAAAATTGGAGGGACAAAGAGCGTTAGACCCCGTACAATTTCAATGTTTGTATCAAGGCAACCCCGGAAACGCAGAGGGTAAATTGTACCGGAACCCGTTCCGAACATACGTTGACAAATCCGAATGGGGGACGTATGTACGTAGTGGCAATTACACAGACGTTGCAGACGAGGGCGACGACTTTACATTTTCGGCATGTTATGACGTTTACAAATCCGGTAATGAGGCATGGAACGAGCAAAAGAAACGGTTTGAACCGATTCTGTATGCGCTAATTACTGACATGGTATTTACGCAGGAAAACACGGAAATAACAGCCGTTACCGTCCCGGAAATGATAAACAGATGCGGAACGCAAAAAGCATGGATTGAAAGTAACAACGGCGGTTCCGGATTTGAAAAGGTTATAAGAAAAAAACTAAAAGCAGTAACAGAACCATTTTATCAAGGGGCAAACAAGGAAAGCCGAATTATAACAAATTCAGCGATGGTAAATGCACAAATAATAATGCCGATTGGATGGGAACAGCGTTTTCCAAAGATACACGAACATTTGACCGGGTTTTTGCGTGATTTTCCTGCAAATGCCCATGACGACCCGGAGGACGGATTGACCGGAATATACGAAAAAGAGTTGGCGGACGGCGATACACGACCATACAGCCAAGCAACAAGGGGCGTTAAACGTCGTAACTAACAATTTATTCCATATACGCAAGAGTTTAACGGAAAAATATTATAACTTTGCAAAAGATAAATGGGGTAAAGAGTTAGCCCCGGAGATAGTAAAACGAGTTTTAAATATTAAAATTTTAGGATTATGATTTGTAAGTGTCCGGCGGGTACGGCTTTGCCCGATATTCCCGTAAGTAATTGCCCGGAAGGTTTTGGGCAGATTCAGAAAGTAGCATTTCAAAGATTGTACAAAAGCACCGGAGAAAAAAATTCATTTAAAACCGGTGCAGGTATTGAAAAAAAAGCGTCGTGGACGCCGTTGTTGTCGGCTGACGATGATACAAAGATTGTTATTTCCCCATACATTCAAGCCCCGACAGCAGAAGCAGGCGCAGCAAGAACGTTTGGAGGTGGTAACGAAACATTGGGAGGCGTTGAGGAAATTGTGGGACGTGAGCCAACGCCATTTACCGGGGTTATGCGAAAGTTGCCACAGAAAATTATCAAGGCTTTGAAAGAATTGCAGTGCGAAAGTTGGGGCGACAATTTGGGCGTTTATCTGTTTGACGAAAACGGCGCAATTGGAGCAATTCAAGACGCAAAAACAGCAACAACCCATTATCCGATTCCAATACGTTCTTTGTTTATCGGCGATAAAACATTGGGCGGATATGAGGCACCGGATAGCAACAACATTCAATGGGCATTTTTGCCGAATTGGTCGGATGATTTGGCAATTATTGTTCCGGAGGATTTCAACCCGCTAACAGATTTAAAAGCGGCACCATAGCAATAAGGGGGTTGGTTATGGGAAAGACAACAAAAGTTTTATTGGTTTGTCCCCAACACAATATGAAACGAGAATTTGAGATAACGCACGCCGAACGTTTGTTGATGATGGGAGATAACGGCGGATGGCAGTTGCCGGAAAACTCAAATTTTGAATTTAGCAAAGATTATGGGATTAGGTATAAACGACATAAAAAAACAGATTACGGAGCAAAAGAAAGGGGCGACGATTAACCGTGCGATTGTACACCAACAGCGCATTAAGTTTCACGCCGAAACCTTTGTTGCGCCGTATATCAGTCAACCGTTAACGGATTTTCTGAAATTCGTTTCAAACCTTATACCCGACGATAAGTTTAAAATTTTCAAAACTCTTTTCCGTTACCCCGTTAAGACCAACGAGGTAACGGGAATTTGCTTTGATAAGTTGAGCCGAATTTTTGACGGTCGTAACCCGGCGTTCAATTATCAGTTTATGGAGAGCGAACAAAGGGACGATTGGGAGTATTATAGACAGAACGTTTTAAGGGAGCCGGAAATTTGGAGTTCTAAAGGGTGGGAATATTTCAAAACCGAAATTAACAGCGTTCTAATTGTGGATTTGCCAACGGAGCAAGACGCCGCCGATAAATACCCCCGTCCGTATTTCTATTGGTTGCCAATTGAGCAGGTAATAACGTTTGATGCAGACCCGGTAACGGGCGTTATGCGATGGATAATTTTCAAGCAGAACGACAAACGTATTGCAGTAATTGACGATGAGAGATACCGGGTATTTACGGAGAAAGACGGGAATATTGGTGATTTGCTGATTGACAGCCCCCACGATTTAGGTTATACCCCCGCCCGTTTCTTTTGGAATGAGGCAATAAGTTTGAGGGAACCCGATGTTAAGGCGTCGCCATTGACCGAGCAGTTGGAAAGCATGGATTGGTATCTGTTTTATCATATATCAAAACGGCATTTGGATATGTACGGTTCATATCCTATTTATTCCGGCTATGAACAAAGTTGCGATTTCAGCAACGCAGAAAATGGCGATTATTGCGACGGCGGGTTTTTGAAAGACAAACAAGGACGTTACAAGTTAGACCAAGCCGGGATATTAGAGCGTTGCCCGAAATGTGGCGACAAACGAATTGCCGGGGTTGGTTCTTTTGTTGAAATACCCGTTCCCGATGGCGACAAACAACCGGATTTGCGCAACCCGGTTCAGATGTTGGCCGTTGACCGTAATAGTTTGGATTATAATGTTGCCGAGGAAGAGCGCTTGCGCAACAATATTATCACGTCTATTGTCGGAACGAATGAGGAAATAACAACACGGGACGCATTGAATGAACAACAGATAAAAGCAAATTTTGAGAGCCAAAGCACAATTTTAAACCGGGTAAAGAAAGGATTTGAGGCGGCGCAACAATTCGTTGATGAAACGGTTTGCCGATTGAGGTACGGCAATTTGTTTGTTTCTGCAAAAATCAATTTAGGCACGGAATTTTATATTTACGATGCAATGGAGTTGCGGGAACGTTACAAGTTAGCAAAGGAAACCGGAGCAAGTGAGGCAGAATTGGACGCAATGCAAAACCAAATTATCGAAACGGAGTACCGGAACGACTCGACCCAATTACAACGTATGTTAGTGTTGGCAGAATTGGAGCCGTACCGACATTTAACCCGTGCCGAGGTATTAAATTTATATGGGCAACAGATAATTAGCGAACCGGAATTGCGTGTAAAACTGAATTTTGCTAATTTTGTTCGCAGATTTGAGCGAGAAAATACAAATATTTTGGAATTTGGAACGCAAATACCATTTTCCGAGAAAATAAAAGTAATAACTAATAAATTTTACGAGTATGCAAGTGAGAATAGAGAAGGGGCAAATTAAAGACGTCAATATTTTAGACGTTACCCCGGAAAATTTTATTGTACCAAAGGGCGAGGAAGATTGTTATCATTGCCGAATTGAGGTTAAGAAATTCAACAAAGACACGGGCGAAAGAATTTCAAAACCACGTATGCAGGTTTTCGGCAAAAAGTTCTTTGAATCTTTTGGGTTGCACAATTTGAGAAAGCAGGGTTTTACCGTTGATGTAATGCACGACCCGAACAAATGGTTGCAGGAAAACGAGGCTAAATTGGAGGCAGAAAAACAGAAGAAAGCCGAAGCCGGTGCAAAAGCCAAAGCAGAGGCAGCAGAGGCAGAGAAAAAAGCAATGAAAGAAGCTATGAAAGCCGAAATTCTTGCAGAACTGAAAGCCGAGGGATTGTTAGCAACGGGTGCAAAGCCGGAAAGAAAACCAAAGGAAAAACCGGAAGCAAAGACGGATTCCACGGAGACAAAAACGGATGCACCGGAAACAAACGAATAAGTTAAACCAAAAAAATATAAAGATATGGCACAGATTGCACAGCAGGACAATTTGATTGTTACAAGTACGAAACCAATTGCGACGATAGACGAAGCCGCAAAAAAGAAATTGAAAGAATGTATTGAAGCCGGAACGATTAACGATGTTATTGTAGTAACACCGGAAACGGAAAAAGTAACAAACAAATCAAAGGTATTGGCATGGTCGAAAGACGTAACAACACCGCAGGCACCAATATATAAGGTTGCGTTGGTAGATTGCAATACCGGAGCGTTGAGCGTATTTAGTTTGAGTTAATAATAAAAGGGTAATATTATGGCATTAACAAGAGAAATTTTGGTAGCGAATGCGGCTTTGTCCGGTTTGACTGACGAACAGATTAACGCAATTACAACGTTATCACAGAATGACGAAAATAGTGTAATAGCAAAGAAAACCGGGGAAATTTACGGCAATTTGGATGCGGATATTTTGGCAGCGTCCGGAGTTGAGAAAAACGGAACTGAAAAAACATACGATTACGCAAAACGTGTGTTGGGAGATTTTAAGACAAAAGCGGAAAGCGTTACCGGGTTGGAATCACAGATTGCAACATTGACAAAAGAGAAAACCCGTTTGGAAAAAGTAATTGCCGACGGTGGAGCAGATGCAGAAACCGCAAAGCAATTAAAGCAGGCAAAAGCAGATTTGGCAAACGTTACAACTCAATATACAGAGTTGAACAAAAAGCTTGAGGCAGAAAAAGAAAACCACGCCAAAGAGTTGTTCGGCATTAAGATTGACAACGAATTGCAAACAGCGTCCGCAGGGCTTAAATTTAAGGCAGGTTTGCCGGAAAGTGTAACAAAGGTTATTTTGCAGCAGGCTAACGATAAAATCAAGGGAATGAACCCGGAATATATCGACGATGGCAAAGGCGGCAAAATTTTGGCGTTTAAGGACGAAACCGGGGCAATTATGAGAAACCCGAACAATCAGTTAAACCCATTTACGCCGGGCGAGTTGTTAACCCGTGAATTGGACGCAATGGGAATAATTGACAAAGGACGCCAACAGCCGGGAGGCGGAACAATCCCGCCGGGAGGTAGAGGCGCAGGCGGTAGCGTAGTAATTGACGTTGCAGGATGCAAAACACGTGTTGAAGCATACGACGCAATTAGTAACAATCTGATGGCGCAGGGAATGACCGCAGGTTCCAAAGAGTTTGAGGATGCAATGGCGCAAGCATGGAAAGACAACAATATTGCAGCATTGCCGGAGAGAAAAAACAACCACGGGTAAAGGGTAAACCCGCATTAATAACAATTTAAAATAAAACATTATGAGTTTAATTGCAACAAGATTACAGAATTGGCGAGTTCAGAACCCGGAATTTGACCGCAATATGACCCGCCCGTGTGAGTATGGCGCATTGGATTTCTTTATTGAGCAAACCAACGCCGCAAATTCCATTATTAACCCAAAGTTGAGGGAAAAGGCGTTTGCCTCAATGGGTAATACCGTGCAAATCCCGGTTATCAATTACGATGGCGATGTTACCGTTGGCAACGTCCGTTCATGTGTAATTGAGGACGACGAAAATACGTCCGCACTTTATACCGTTGTGTGGGCAACATACACAATCGGTTTTACTATGGTTCCGGCGGCTTATATGAACAATGAAATTTCGTATGAACACGACTTTTACCGTAAAATGGGAAAATATACACGTGCGTTGGCTGATGCGTTAGACAAAGGCGCAATTGCAGCGTTGGAAGCACATAAAACGCAGATATTGAAAGACAAATTGAATTATGACTTTTCCGGTAACGTTATCAAGGTTAAAAAGGAAATGGCAACCGAAATTTTGGGCGACATTGACCCAATTATGAGAGCCAATTGTTACCCACGTATGCCGCATATCGTTTGCAACGCCGGAATCGAAAGTTTGGTTCGCAAGTTGGCGCAGCATGGAGCGGCAAACGACGTAAACAAACAGTTGGAATACGCCGGAAAGAAATTCCATTACACAAACAACGTGACAAACGAAGTAAGCCAAAATGGAACATTCTTTGCTATTGAAGATGGTAACGTTGGCGTGTTAACCCGTGTTGACCGTGAAGCATTGCGCCGTACACGTGCCAATTTCCATGAATGGGATGTTGTACGTTTGCCGATGATTGATTTGCCAGTTGGTTCACATTACTATACTTCGGTTGGCGACCAAAGTGCAACAGTAGGAGCAGCAACAGAGGATTTGACTTGCGCCGTTAAGGAGTATTTCGGATTTAGTGTTGATGTTGCCTTTTTGGTTGCTTATAACAGTGACCCAACAAAGGTTGCAAATCCGATTATCAAAGCGCAGATTGCAGCACGTGACCAAAACGAACCTTTGGGTATACCTGTATATGTTACCAACGCCGCAGCATTTCCCGGCGCATAACATAAGGTAAAAGGATTGTATAACCGGGGGCGGGGTTTTCCCCGTCCCTTTTTTTATTTGCATTATGTATCGAATAAAAGACATACAAGCAGCATTATTGAACGTCTTAGGTTGGGAACAATCATACAACCCGAAAACATTCATTGATGAACATTTGACACAGACCGAAAGCGGGTTGTACTTTCAAGGTGCGCACCCGCTTTTGACGTTGGATAATATGCAGGCAATAATGCCGGACGATTGGGGGCTACAATATCCGGAATGGAATTTGATTTTGCCGTATAAAGCCGGGCAAAAGGTAAAGCATAACAATATATTTTGGATTGCTAAAATAGATAATACCGGGCAGGAACCGACGGCGAGCGATTTTAACGAAGATTACAGCCGGGACGATTACGGAAACCCGTATTGGCGACCATACAACATTTTTTCTGACTTTTTGGAAAGACTGACATTAAACGGAATTGCAACCGTTGTTCAGACTTTTACACAGATTAAGCAGTTGGAAAAGGAAACCCGCAATTTATTGGAAAGAAAAACGTTTTTTGATGGTTCCGGCAGAATCCGGGCTACAATTCAAAATACCCATAAATTAGTAGGATTTGAAATTGTTCCGGTTCGTAGTATGGGGGTAACAACCAAAATTGAGAAAATCGGGCTACAAATGACCGGAGCGACCGGAAAGGTAAGAATGTATTTATTTCATTCGTCGCAGATTGACCCGGTAAAAACATTCGATTTGGATTTTACCGTTACAAATGGCGGCTTTCAATGGTTCCCGTTGACCGATTGTTATTTGCCGTATATCAGCGACGCAAACAACGCCGGGGGTTCATGGTTTCTTTGCTATAATCAAGACGAATTACCCGCCGGGATGGAAGCAATAAACGTATCTAAGGATTGGAGCCGGGAGCCGTGCGGAACGTGCAACATTGGTTCCGTCGAAACATGGCGAGAAATGACAAAGTATTTGCAGGTTTCCCCGTTTAAGGTTGACGCCCCGGAAACATTCGAGCAATACCCGGAATTATGGGACGTGGCTTATACTATGTACACAAATACCCACAATTACGGGCTAAATTGCGAAATAACGGTTGGTTGTGATTTGACCGACTTTATTATTTCGCAACGGCAGATGTTCCAAACCGTTATTCAAAGGCAGGTTGCGGCAATAGGTTTGCGAACGTTAGCAATGAATCCCAACGTTAGGGTTAACCGCAATCAGTCAAATGCAAGCCGCACCGATATTCTGTATGAGTTGGACGGCAATACGTCCGGGGTTCGTCCCGGCGGGTTGGGTTATGACCTTAAAAAAGCGTATGAGGCTTTGCGGTTAGATACGCAAGGATTAGACCGCATTTGTTTGAGTTGTAACAATCATGGCGTTAGGTACAGAACTGTTTAATATATAATTTCAAATGAAAGTTGTATATAATTTCAAAGAATAATTGTAAATGGGAAAAATTGACGACTTATTAAAACGGGTCGTTAAGTTCAACGATGAATTAACGTCCGGGCGGTTAGTGCAAAAAATAATATGGGACAACGAGGCGTATATAATAGATATGAACGCCGAGGAACAATTGTTTGAACAAGGCGTTAACCGTTTGGGCGTTTCAATCATGGATTACGCCCCGTATAGCCCGGTAACAATTGCAATCAAAGAGGCAAAGGGACAGCCTACAAACCGGGTAACGTTAAGGGATGAGGGTGATTTTCAAAGTAGCTTTTATTTGGAGGTTGGCGACAAACAATTTGAAATTAATGCGGCGGATTGGAAAACCGAGGAATTAATAAAAAAGTATGGACGCCAAATTTTAGGTTTAACGGACGAAAATATTAAAATCCTTATATGGCATTATATTTTCCCGGATTTAATAACAGAGGCAAAAAAAACGATATATGGCAGCGAATAACAAAGCCCCGGTAATTGCGAACCCGGAATTATTAGACCGTATTATTGGAAATATACAAACCGGATTGGTTGATAATTTACCGTGGTTGGACAAAGCATTTGGACGGGCTGAAAGACTTGTTAAATATGACGGGAACCGGAAACGTTATTTTACCCCGTGCGTTTATGTAGGGCGAAACGATTATATAGAAGTAACCCCGGATGCAAATATTGGGAATTTTTCGTTTTTTTGGATTGACGACCCGCAGGACGTTAGTTGGGAATCCGGCGTTTCAATAGGGCTAAAAACCTCGTTTTCCCTTATCTTTTGGTTTGATTTCCGGAAGATATTCAACGATGCGAGCGACCGGAACAAAGAAGCAGTTAAGCGGCAAATATTGGACGTGTTGAACGGAGGCTTTTGGCTGAAACATGGGCGTTTGAAAATAACAAAGGTTTATGAGTTGGCGGAAAATATTTACCGGGGTTTTTCTTTGGACGAAATAGACAACCAATTTTTAATGCACCCGTACGGCGGGTTCCGGTTCTATGGAGAATTAAGTATTGGAGAATCATGTAAATTGTAAGATTATGAAAGAATTTATTTTTTACGTTATATTGGTCGCAATGTTGGCGGCTTTTGTGCTTACATTATTGCGCAAATGGGGCGTTATTGAATGGGTACAAGTTCACGGGAACGATTTCTTTGCAAAGATGTTTAGTTGCGATTTCTGTTTGTCGTGGTGGGCGGGCGTTATTTTGTCCGTTCTTATGCTGATTATGACCGGGAACCCCGTATTATTGGGCGTTCCCTTTTGTAGTACAATGATAACACGTAAATTGCTATGAGAACCGTTGATATTAATGGAAAGAAAGTTGAGTTGTACGATGCAATAGAGGATTTGCCGATTATTCGATTTCATAAGTACAACAAAATGTTGTTAGTTGACGCCGGGATTGGTTCAGATTTGGCGGATTTCGATAAACATATTGAAAAGACGATAAGATATGCACACAGCAAAACCCCGCAGTTGGCGACGGTTGAGTTAGAGAATATGCGCCAAAATGTGTATTTCATACAATCCGAGATTTCGCCCCGGTATTTATCTTTTGCGGTTTTAGTAAAGAGCATTGACGGGAACCCGTGCAATGATTTATCAGACGACGGATTGCAAAAGATAGTTGATTTGTTCGCCGATGTTCCGAACGCAGAATTAACCGCCCATTTGGAAGCGGTTAAAAAAAAAATAGATGAAGAATTGCGGTTGTATTTTCCCCGGATATTTGATGATGCAGCATTAAAAGAGTATTTCGACCAACTGAAAGAAAGAACGGTTATTTTATTGCGCACAATCATAGCCGGGGAAGCAACCGAAACGGATGCAAAAAGAATTGACGAAATTACAGCAGAGTTGATAACGTATTTCAATCCGCAATCATTTTCGGGAGCCGACAGCGTAGAAATACGATACGACAAACAATTTGAAAATATGTGTTTGATATTGTCGCAGAATTTGCACGTTGACCCGAAAAGATTTACCGTATTGGAATATTACAACGCATTTGAGTATGTAAAAGAACAAGCGAGAAAAGCCCAAAAACAGAAAAACGTAAAATAAAGTGATTCCCGGCGTTATTTCCCGGCAGTTAATAAAATATACGTTTGAGAAAAGAAAAGTCGAAATACAGGGAAATTTCCCGAAAATAACTTTAAATAATAGTTGCTATGGCAGATAATCAACCGATAAAATACAGCGATTTAGTAAAGCCGGATAACTCAATTGAGGAATTAATAAAACAATTGACCGAGTTAAAAGACACATATACGGACGCATTGGCAAGTATCAAAGCCGAGGCAATTCAATTGGCGGCTACATTGCAAAAGGTTTCCGGAGCCACGGAGGACGGGCGGAAAAAGACAAAGAAAGCCGCCGACGACGCCGACCGTTTGGCACGTGCGCAAAAAGAATTGGCGTTTGCTGAAAGCGACGCCGCCAAAAAATTAGCGGAGTTGAATTTGGCAAAGCAGGAAGCGAACCAAATAAATAAATTGATTATCAAAATAAATCAATCCGCCGAGGGTAGTTATAACCGTTTATCGGCGCAATATTCATTGAATAAGATTTATTTAAACAACATGACTAAAGCCGAACGGGAAAACACCGAGGAGGGGCGAAAGTTAGTTGAACAGACCAAAGAAATATACGAAGAAATGAAACGGTTGCAGGAAGCGACCGGGAAATTTCAATTGAACGTCGGAAATTATACGCAGGCATCCGATGCGATAATTGCGTATGGCGACAAATTAAAAGAAACGTTAGGTTTAAATAGCGCATTTGGCGAAAGTCTTTTGGCGTTAGGACGTGGCGGGGCTGAAAGTAAAGCCGTTTTTACAGCTATTGGCGACGGGGCAAAAGCATTGGGAAAAACTTTGTTGGGATTACTTTCAAACCCGGTTTTTTTGGCGTTTGCCGGAATTGCGGCGGCGGGTGCGGCGTTTAAATGGTGGTACGATTATAACGCCGGGTTAGTTGAGGCAACGAAATTGACGCAACAATTTACCGGGAAAAGTGGCGATGATTTGAAAGCGTTTAGAAATGAGGTGCAAGCCGTCGCAGATTCGTTCGGCGCAGATTTCCGGGAAACATTGATTGCAACAAACGCATTATCAAAACAATTTGGTATTTCTGCAAATGAGGCATTGCAGTTGGTTAAGGATGGTTTTTTGTCCGGAGCCGATGCGAACGGGGAATTTTTAGACACGTTGAAAGAATACCCGGCATATTTCAAGGAGGCTGGAATATCAGCAGACCAATTTGTTGCAATTGTAGCCCAAACAAACAAAATGGGTATCTTTTCGGACAAAGGCGTTGACGCAATTAAGGAGGCAAATTTGCGTTTGCGTGAAATGACGACGGCGACGGCGGCGGCTTTGGACGGTATCGGTATTTCGTCGGAACAAGTTCAAAAAGATTTGCAGACCGGAACCAAAACAACGTTCGATGTTATACAAGACGTTTCCGCAAAATTGGCAGAATTGCCGGATAATGCGGCAACGGTCGGAGCTGCAATTGCAGATATATTCGGGGGGCCCGGAGAGGACGCCGGATTGCAGTATTTGCGCACGTTGAAAGATATTTCAACAAACATGGATGAAGTAAAAGGGAAAGCCGGAGTTTTGGCGCAATTGCAGGAGGAACAATTGCAAAGCCAAATTGAGTTGCAAAACGCATTATCCGGGTTGTTTGACGCAACCGGAGGAAATTTTGAAACGTTGACAACGCAGGCAAAAGTTTTTGTTAACCAAGGATTGACGGCGATAATAAAAGGGGTTATTGATGTTGTCAATTACTTGATTGAGTTATACAATGAAAGTGTTTTGATACGTGCAATTTGGAATGGGATTGTTGCCGGATTCAAAACAACATTTGATACGTTGGGAAATTTGTTTGGATTCTTTATTGATATAGTCAAAGCAACCGGAACCGCATTAAAGGGGGCGTTTACGTTAGATTTTGACGACGTAAAAAAAGGATTGGCAGATTATGCAGCAGCGTACGGAAATTTGGTTAAAGCCCAAGTTAAAGACATAACAGAAAATTTCCAAGAGGGTTTGGAGGGTATGCAAAAGAAAATAAAACCGTTAACAATCCCGGTTTCTGTTGGAGATACCCCGACGCCACAAACAGACAATAAGCCCGTAACGACACAGAACCCAACCGTAACGCCAAGTGGTAAAAGCGATGCGGAAAAGGCAGCAGAACAGCAAGCAAAACAAATTGAGGCGGCATACAAAAAGAATTTGGAAGCAACCCGAAAATTGCAGGATGCACAATTGCAGCTGGAAACCGACGAATGGGCAAAGCGTCGCCAACAAACGCAATATCAGTATTCCCGCCAAATTGAGGATTTACAACACCAATTGCAGACCGAAAAGGATTTGAACGAAACCGGACGTCAAGCGATAAACGCCACAATTACGGCGTTGGAACAGCAACAAACCGAGGCGTTATTGAAAATCGAACAAGACCGACAATTGCAGGAATTGGCGTTGCAGAAAGAAAGCATTGAATTACGTTTGCAAGCAGTCAAAGAGGGAAGCGAGCAGGAAAGACAATTGCGGATGCAGTTGTTGGAAAACGAAAGACAAACCGCATTATTACAGAACCAACAGAAACCGACCGGGCAACAGCAAGACGCCGGGGCGATTAATGCAAGTTTTGACGCAAAGGGAGCCGGAATTGCGGACGAATATTTGCAAGCGCAATTACAGATATTCGACCAACAACAAGCGTTGGCACAATCGGAGTTTGATTTGTTGAGAAATTCAGAAGCCCGGAAAACTCAATTCCGTTTGCAAGCAGAAAAGGAACGTTTGCAAAAGGTTTTAGAATTAAATCAGCAATCCGCCAATAAATTGTCTGATGTTGAGGTACAAACAATTCAAAACACTATTAAAAAAATAGACCAAGAAATTGAGCAATCCAAAGGGGAGGAACGAGGAACAGACATTTACGGTTTGTTTGGGCTTAATTTGGACGACGACCAAAAAGAGGCAATTAATACGTCTATGCAATACGCATTGGATGCGTTAAATACATTCACGGCGGCACGTGTTGCCGCAGCAGATGCAGCCGTTGAGCAAGCGGATAAAGAGGTTTCCGCCGCACAATCGGCGTTGGATGCAGAATTGGAAGCAAGGGCAAACGGGTACGCCAATAATGTTGTACAAGCGCAAAAGGAGTTGGATTTGGCAAAGAAAAACCAAGAAAAAGCGTTGAAAGAACAACAGAAAGCGCAAAAACAGCAGGCAGCAATACAAACATTGCAGCAAATCGGAAACATGGTAACAGCAACGGCGTTGATATGGTCGCAATTAGGTTTCCCGTTTGCAATACCTGCAATTGCCGTAATGTGGGCGAGTTTTGCAGCGTCTAAAATCAAGGCGGCGCAATTGGCAAAACAGACCGGAGGAACCGGAGGAACCGGAGGAACGGAAACATACGGCGACGGTACCGTTGAACTTTTGGAGGGCGGTTCGCACCAAAGCGGAAATGATATTGATTTAGGAACGAAACCGGACGGAACCCGCCGGCGTGCCGAGGGAGGCGAATTTTTCGCCGTGATAAATAAACGAAGTTCACGCCGTTTCAGAAAGATAATACCGGACGTTATCAATTCGCTAAACAATGGTACGTTTGCACATAAGTATTTAAAATCCTATTCAGACGGCGACGGTTTGACGTTAAACGTTACCGGACAAAGCCCGGATTTACGCAATTTGTCGGATGATGTAAGGGAAATTAAGGAACAGAACCGACGACGGGTTTACGTGGATGGCGACGGAAATACGATTGAAAGTTACAAGAATTTGAAACGTAAAATAAAAAGACTATGACACCAAAATATAGATTCTTTTTGCAGATAGGGGAGGACGGAACCAAACAAACCGTCTGCCCCAATTATAAGGATGATTTAACGTTGGATTATGAGTTGGAAACAAATCAAAGGTTTTACCGGGCTAAATTGTCCGGTAAAATAAACTTTGTCCGTGCTGATTACGATATTATCAATGATGCCCCGTTTGATTCTGAATTTTTCCTATATATCGAAAAAAGCGATGATTGGGGACAAACATACAATCAATACTATAAAGCAAAGTTTATGAAAACGGATTGTACGTTTAATGATGATGATAAATTGGTTACGGTACGGCCGGAAACAATAGACCAATACAACGACGTTTTGGCAGGATTGGAAAAGGAATACAATTTAATTGAGTTAGCCCCACAAATCGAATTTCTTACAATAAGAAAACGCCCATTGATACAAATATACGTTCCCGGAGATAGTATTGTTTCGTGCTTTTTGGGCGGCACGAATTGGGAACAAGACGCAAACGCCACGACTGACCAAAACGCATTAATACAAACCTATCATTTTGCACTATGTAATATTTTGAAAGAAATACAAATTACGTCGCAAGGTTCCCCGGCGGTAATATCCGGGCTTTATAGTGGGCGGATGTCGACGGGTGTAAGTTCTGATGAATTTATGGGAGATTTATACCCGGAATTAAATGAAAATTATTATATCCATATTGCACAAAAACGAGTTGTGGGTGGGCTACCTATTGGGCTAGCAGGTGTTGAGATACGCCGCCGTTCTGATGATGTGGCAATGTTCCGGTATACAAAGACAACGCAAGAACCTTTTGATACGTTGGAATTTGATTTAACCGCCGTTGAGGGTTCCGGAGCAACGGGTACGATGCACGCCGATATGAAAAGTTATAATGTATACGCCCGATATTTGGTTGATGTTGATAAAATAGAAGATTTAGATACATACCCGTTGTCGTCCGATGATATTGTAGATAATAATAGAAATTACCGCCGGGCAATTGGTTACGCAATCGACGTGGCATTTATATCTAATAATTTTTCAGATACGCCGACCGAGTGGGGATTAGCCGACAGTGGAAAGTATTTTGAGCCGCCTTATTCCATATATGGACAAACGTTTTATCCAATAGCCCGGTCAACGTGGCGTTATGCGTCGTTATGGTTTGGGTTTTATCTGATGGATTGGATATTAGAGGAAAAAGCCCGAAAAGCATATACTTTGCGTGATGCGTTTACATTGTCGTCATGTATCAATGTGCTATTAAAAGAATTTGCGCCCGGAATAACGCATGAAGCGACGCCGGAATACAGCCAATTTCTTTATAACACAAACAATCCTATTTCCGGGCAGTCATTTAAGTTGCTAATAAGTCAGAAAAGTAATATCATTAATGGCGAATATAAAACCCCGGCGCAAAAAGCCCCGATTACATTACAACAGATTATGACGATGTTACGGGATATTTACAAATGTTATTGGTATATTGAGGACGGAAAATTTAAAATTGAACAGGTAAGTTGGTTTAGAAATGGCGGTTTGTATGGATATAACCCGATTATTGATTATGATTTAACACAATTAGAAAGCGTTAGGAACGGCAAAAAATTAGCTTTTGCAACGTCTGAATATTCATTTGACAAAGTAGAAATGCCGGAACGTTATCGATTTGAGTGGATGGATGATGTAACAACACCATTTGAGGGGTTGCCAATAGAAATTACGTCAAAATATGTAACAGCCGGGAAAATTGAAGAAATTAACATATCAAATTTTACGTCTGACATAGATTTGATGTTGTTAAACCCCGGTGCAATTAGTTCCGATGGATTCGCATTGTTTGCAGCAGTTACGCCGTCCGGCGGCGGACAATTGGAATTGCCTTTCACAAGACAAACCATTGATAGCGTAGAATATTTTTTGCAAAATGGATATTTAGCGTTTATCAATATACAACCGACATATTGGGTTTATGATATGCCCGCACGGAATTTCAAAATAAATAATTCCCCATATTATGCTATGGGAGGATTGGAACGTAAAAAGAAACAAACATTGAATTTCCCGGCAGGAACCACAGACCCAAACCCGATGCTGTTAGTTAAAACATATATCGGTAACGGACAAGTTGATAAACTTTCAGTAAATTTGTGTAGTCGAAACATTAAAGCAACGTTGAAATATGATACAGAATAACAATATAAGCGTTTTACCGTGGTACACGTCAATAAATGAACAGAACCACCGTAAAAGTTACGCATACGGCGCAATTTACCCGTTATTCGCCCCGGCTGATAGATTGTTGCCATTTCAGATAATAAGAAACACACGGTCTAATAATGTTACGTCAGTGGTATTGTATGAAAAGACCGGAAAGCAAGTTGCAAACATAACAACGTACATGAAAGATACCGGATTGCAGATTGTCCGGTTTCAAACGTTGGGTTATGATGTTATATTGTACCCGTCAATTTTACCCATGCCATTAAATCAGTTGGACGGAATATATTATATCACGTTATCGGATGGCGTGCAAACGTGGTATTCTGAAATGTTCACGGTCGTACAAGATGTTTCCGGTTACTTAAAAATACAATGGTGGGATATTGAAAATTTGGTATTTGACGCCGGGCAAATAGTATATAAAAACCCGGATTTCAAAAATACGTTGTACCTTTGTACAGAGTTGGGAAAACCGGATTATGAATTTGAAGAGGACGGAGAAGAACGGGACGGGTATTTTTTCCCGGAAAAACAAATATCAGTCAAAACGTTTAAATGTACGATATTAGCACCGGAGTTCCTTTGCGACGTTATGAGATTTATCCGCATGGCTGATTATATTCATATAACGGACAAATACGGTAGGGAATACGATTGCGACACATTTCTAATAACCACTAAATGGCAAACGCAGGGAGATTTAGCAAGCGTCGAAATTGAGTTCCAAACCGATACAGTGGTTAAGAAGATAGGACGCGGGGTAATAATAACAAATAAAGGAGATTTTAACAATGATTTCAACAACGATTTTAACAACAATTGATTATGGGAAATTACGATGAACTTAAACAAGCGGTTTCAGATGTTATTAAAACAAACGGAAACCAAGAAATTACCGGGCAAGTGCTTCAAAACACATTACTATCCATTATTAATACAGTTGGTGCCAACGCAACATTTGCCGGGATCGCAACGCCGGAAACAAATCCCGGTACGCCCGACCAAAATGTTTTCTATATTGCAGTAAACAAAGGAATATATTCAAATTTTAATTCTGAACAAATTTACGGGAATGAACTTGTTATTTTTGAAATAAAAGATGGATCATGGGTTTCTAACAAGATGAGCATAATAACTACATGTCCAATATATAATATAAGTACAATTTCTAACAAGTCATTTGAAACAAGAGCAGATGCAAGAATTGAAGCCGTTCAAAAAGGAATACAATTTAATGTTGGAGATATTTTGCAATATAAATTACAAAATGGAACATTTATACAAGAAATTGCGTTAACTAATATGGTTGCGAGTGGAAATGAAACATGGTTAGATATTCCATTTCTCTCAGAGAAATTTTCATTTTCATTTAGAGGAAATTCATTAGTTAATTCGCATTATGCAAATAATGGGGTTCTTTCATTAGTAGTAGATGGAGAATTGTATTTTAATTATGAAGATGATATATATCTTTATAAAAATGAAGATCCCCAAAGAAATTCATATATAGATTTAAATGTTGATACGGCATTAGTAACACTAGTTTATGTAGAACCGAATAAAAGTGATAACACATTTACATTGAAAAATGCACCATTTAACGTTATCCATAATTATATGGGAGATAATAGTAAAATAGTTGTAGGTAATACACTAAAAAACGGAAATGTGCACAGCGTAAATGTGCCGTCAATGAATGATATTATAAAAGATAATATAAACGGTTCTTTAAATATAAATATTACCTTTGATGAAATTGTAAACAATGGATTAATAACTACATTTTCAACAGGTGAGGTTATTCCACAGTGGAAAATTATTAATGTGAATGAAAAAAAATACATTGAAGCTACATTTAACGCTGGGGTTAATCAGGCTATTAATATTGCATATAAAACTAGCGGATTTGTGGAAGTATCTTTAGAAATGGAAAAAACTAGCATTCCAATTCAAGTGGGATGGTTTGGAAGTGCGGTTGTACCGAGTTATAGAAAAATACTTAATGCTGGAGAAATAGGCGGTAACTATTCATTTTATTTTCTTGATGACTCTTATATTGCAATTGGTGCATTAGGGAAAGATCATATAAATGAAGATATAACAATACGATTTAGGATTAGCGTATTATCTTGCCAATACAATCCAAAGCAAATTGATAATGATATATATGGAAAGATAGGTTTTCAAAATGTGGTTAATTATGAAATAGGTGGAAGCGGAATTGAGTTGCAAAATAGAGGTAATGGTAATATAATTATCAAAAAAACATCTATCTCAACAGGTTTTTTGGATTCTCAAATAAGCACAAATGCAAAGCCGTATTGGTTAAGAATTAAGGCAAAATCATTACAAAAACAAAAAGTGAGAATTGGGCTTATATCATCACTGGCTAAAGGTGATTTTGCAGACATAGAATTAGATTCAGAATATAAAGAATTTTCATTAAAATTTAATGGATTAAATAGTGATGAAGCATACAACCCAGGTATAACTATTTTAGAAACACAATCTGTTATTAACAATGAAATAGATGTTCAGTATATGCAATTGTCGCTATATGGTACAATAGGATATACTATAATGGAAATGCAAGAAAACGATATAGATAATGTTAATAATCAACCAATAACTTCAAATACAGATTCTTTTCTAAATAGTTTATCAAGATATGGAAAATATCTTACAAAGATAGCGTGTGAGGGTGACAGCTTGATTGCAAATAATATTGGTGGTAATATTCCGCCGCAATTCGATGAGGGCGAAACAAAAAGACCTATTAGGCTATTATCAAATGGAGTTCCGCGTAGGTTGTACGATTTTATATCATGGAACAAACCGGAGTGGCGACGTTTGGACAATTCAGAATGGGTTAATGATGGATTTGTTGAGTTTACCGAAAGTGGGATGTTTGAGGGGACATTAGAAAAATATTGGAAATCGACTGGATCCGGTAATTATATAGAGATAACCGTACCAAATGGTTTTGAACATTTTGCAATAGTTCTTAGAACAAAAAACGGAAATGGTAAAATTAATGTAACATTAAATGGCGGATCAATAGGGCAATATGAAAATCAATATTGGACTGAAAAAGTTGAAACTAACACAATAGTTAATTCGCAAGTAGTTCCACATTATATTGATAGGGGATTGACACAGATAGATACAAATATTGGAAATAGTTTGGTTGGTAACCCCTATGCAGTATTTCAATATAATAATCTGCCAGCCGGAGATAATACTATTAGATTTACAACGGTAGATGAAACACGCGTTGATATATGGGGCGGATTTTATTGGAGTGGAAATACATGCGTGGTTATGAATATTGCACATGGGGGGCATACAACAATAGATATGATAAACGAACATTTAGAAGATGAATTATATAACGGGGGGTATGATAGTGTATTGTTTGAAATACCCGAAATGAACAATTTACGTTTATCTCTATCGCAATCTAAAATTGATATAATTAATATTATAGGCAGATTAAGAGATTTAGATATAAATCATTGTTATACTTCATGTAACCCGCTCGGATTATCAATACTGCATGATACAAATTTTTACTCAACATATCAAAATCCAACACAATTGGAATTAAACATTTTGGTTAGAAATTTAATGAATACTTTGAATGAACCATTTGTTGATTTATTTCAATACTTTAAATGGAATATTGAAAATAGAGGTGGTACATTACAAGGTGGAGAAGGTGGAATATGGTACACACATGACGGGCAACACGGTAATGAAGCGGGTGTAAAAATGTGGTTTGATTCTATTAAAAAAATAATTGTTAATAAACTAATAATGCAAGAATGACAAACGTATTTAATCTTGAACAATGGCGCATTATCGCCATTTCAGCCGTAAGCCCCGTTTTGGGATATTTTACCCCAACCAAAGGATTTGTATTTGCTTTGGTAATGATGTTTGCGTTTAATATTTGGGCCGGAATGCGGGCCGATGGTGTGGCGATAATAAGATGCAAAAACTTTTCATTCAGAAAGTTCAAAAACGCCCTTTTGGAACTGTTTATGTATCTTTTTATCATGGAATCAATTTTTGTGATTATGAAGAATTGCGGAGATGATGCAGCGGCGGTAATTGTAGTAAAATCGTTGACCTATGTTTTTATGTACGTTTATCTGCAAAATGCGTTCCGGAATCTGATTATTGCGTACCCCCGGGAATTGGCATTGCGTATTATTTACCATGTTATCCGTTTGGAGTTTACAAGGGCTTTACCGTCGCATTTGCAACCGATAATTGACAGATTGGAAAAAGAATTTGGGGACGACCCCGACAAAAACAATAAAAAGAAAAAAGATGAATAAACAAAGTAATATGTTTAACCCGGTGCGGAGCAATCCGCACCACAAAATTTTATTATTATGGCAGGAATGAAACAATTATCAGCGGGCAGCAGCCAAATTTTAATGATGATGTTCCGGGATAAAAACATTTGATAAGGGTGCAACTAAATCTTATGAATAATAACCGGGGCGAAAAGCCCCATAAAACAAAATAAAAATGGATAAGATAATTATATTAGATGCCGGACACGGCAATAATACAGCCGGAAAACGTTCCCCCATTTGGGGGGACGGTTCCCAATTGTTAGAATGGGAGTTTAACCGTGATATTGTACGCCGTATTGCGGCGATGTTGAAAGCGGAGGGAATAAAGTTTGAAATTTTGGTACCGGAGGACAACGACGTATCATTATCGGAACGTTGCCGCCGTGCTAACGTGATATATGACGATTGCGGGCAGAACGCCGTATTGTTCAGCATACACGGGAACGCCGGAGGCGGCACCGGATGGGAATGTTATACAAGCGTCGGCAAAACGAAAGCCGATGAAATTGCAACCGTCCTTTGTAATGAGGCAGAAAAGGAGTTTGCCCCGGATGGTTGGAAAATGCGTTTCGACCATTGCGACGGCGACCCGGACAAAGAAAGCCAATTTTATATTCTGAAACATACGGTTTGCCCGGCGGTATTATCTGAAAATTTCTTTTTTGATAATGAAAAGGATTGCCGTTTTATGATGAGCGACGACGGAAAAGAAAGGATTGCAAAGGTACATTTTGAAGCAATAAAGAAAATTGTATGAAAAAGTATTTGATTTGGGCGGCAATTGCGATGGTAGTTGCCGCCGTTGCAACAATATGGGTGCAACGAACGAAAATTGAAAAATTGACGGACGAACGGAACAGATACCGGGGAAATACAGAAACATTGTTGCAGGACGTCGAAACCTACAAAACAAAGGATAGTTTGAACGCCGCAAAAGTTGGCGTTTTGGAACTGAAATTGTCGGAGTTTGAAAGATACCGGGCAGACGATGCAGCATTAATAAAGACGTTGCAGGTAAAGAACCGGGAATTGGAAGCATTAACAAGCGCACAAAGTCAAACGATAATTGATTTGCGGGGAACCGTCCGGGATAGTTTGGTATATGTTGACCGGGTTGTTGTTGATACATTACGATGTATAACAGCCGCCGACAAATGGTTTTCTTTTGATGGATGCGTTAACCGGAAAAATGAGTTTACCGGGAAATTTATAAATCGGGATAGTCTGATAATTGCGGCGACAGTGGAATATAAAAGATTTTTGGGTTTCCTATGGCGGACAAAGAAAGTAAAGAACCGGGAAATTGATGTTGTCAGCAAAAACCCCCATACAAAAATAATGGGGGTTGAATATATTGAAATTGAAAAATAACTATATTTGCAACGAATTACTGTTTCCAATATTAAGGTTATAAATATTTTGTATTAGCCGGGGATTCCCGGCTTTTTTCGTTTTGCCCATTTTTAGCCCCGTAGCGGGCTTTTCTTTCCCGGATGGATAAATTACACGTTTCGCCCGAAAAAGTGGCTTAAATCGAAAATTTGCCCAAAAGAACTATCTTTTGAACCAAAAACAGAATTTTTTGCCATTTTCCGATAAAATAAAAAGAAATTCTTTTGGTAATTAAAATAAAGGTTGTATATTTGCATTGTCAAACAACAACGACGGGGCGTTTACCCCGAACAATTAAAAGAAAACCAAAATGGCAACAACAATTTACAACGGTTTATTATACACAACAAAAGAAATTAATCGTAATTTCCGCATTAAAATCAACGGTATTGTTGACGGTAAAAAGGTTAACAAGTTGGTAGGCGTTAAAGGATTGATTGAATTGATTGGCGTTGAAATGGCTAATAAGATGTTGCGCCGTGCATTTAATGGCACCGATGATAAAACCGTTTGCAAATTGCGCAGAGGAATAAAGATAAGTTTCTATACTAAATAATATCCGACCGGGCGGGTTCCCGGAACCAAATACAAATTCGTATGAGTTCAGAAAAAAGAAACAAGTTAAGCGAAATTTTCAAATTGGCGTGGCAGTTCGTAAAACGCAATGGTTATAACCTTTCAGAGGCTTTAAAATGTGCATGGTTGAACATTAAGTTGAAAGCCGAAATGAAAAAACGAATTGTAAAATTCTACTTTCAGAAAATAGACGGTTCATTGCGTGAGGCATACGGAACCACAAACCCGGAAACAATCCCGGCAACAACCGGAACCCGGAAACCCGCCGACACGGTACAAACGTATTTCGATACAGAAAAGCAGGAATACAGATGTTTCAAAAAAGCTAATTTAATTCGTATTGCATAATCAACGCCGGGGATTTCCCCGGCAAAAAAACAAATGATATGAAAACAATAAACAACGTTGATGATTTAAGCGACGATTTGTGTTTATATTGTCCTTTGGATGATGGCGAAAAAGGAACCCACGGCGTCCCAAATGGATATATAAGTTGTGAGGGGCGTTGTTGCCAAGAAGCGTATGAAATGTATATTGAGGAATGGACGGAATAACAAATTGTATGGAAAGTATAATAATAAAAGAAATTGAAATGATGTTGGAATTACCTATGCACGAAAGACAAAAAGCGTATTTTGTAGACTTGTTTAATGCTGCAAAGCCCGTTAAAATTGTTCCGGCGGCTGATGTATTGGAGGATTACGAATTGGAATATATACAGCATGTAATTAAGCCGCGGCCTAAACAATGTTATCGAAATTCCCATTTACTTTGCGAGGCGTTCCCGGAACGGATTCTTTATCGTGAGGGAAAAACAAACGTCCCAATACCGATTGACCATGCGTTTAACAAGGCCGGCGACGCATATATTGACATAACATTTGAATTTGCGTTGCATGAAAACCCGTCAATATATGAGTACGTAACATTTGGCGAGTACGACGCTAAGACCATAAGTAAAGCAGTATTGGAAACCGGATATTACGGCGAAATTTACAAATGGTTGTATTATCAGAGTAAGAAATAAAAAGCCCCCCGGCGTCATAAATCAATATGCACCGGGGGAATTTTACGCAGTAACCGAGAGCGATATTTGGTTGATGCGGTACCACAAAAATATATTGTTTGCCGTAAATTGCAAAACAACCCGCAAAAATAAATTTGAAATAAAAGTATTTATCTTTGGTAATTAAAGAAATATTTGTACCTTTGCATTGAAGTTAAGCCCACGCACGGGGATAGTGCGAAATAATATGAATATCAGAAAAGACAAAGAATTGAACATTTTGGCGAAAGCAGCCGGAAAGAAAGCAACAGAAGTTGAAACAATCATTGTAAACCAATTAATCCAAAAGGAAATGATACAAGACGACCCGGAATTTTGGGGATGCACTTTGTTTGATAGTATCGAACGTAACGTTCCGGCTTCTGATGTTGTCGGCATTATCAAATCAACCGGAATTTCGGTTGTACGTTCCGAACATTTGGACGCATTTCTGAATTTGGTATTGGTCGGAAAAGGGGATTGCCCGGTATGTGGCGGAGAAATGGAAGTTACCGACGCCGATTATAAATGTTGCGGCGGCGATGGGTATTTAACCCCGTATGAATACGAACCGATATTTGAGGAAAAAACCTGCAAACATTGCGGGCATGTAGAGTAATAACCATAAAAATAAAACAATATGAAATTGAGAGTAAATGAAGCAATTGCCCGTTCCGAGGCGAACGGAAAAAAGGTATTGAAAAAGGATATTGCAGCCCGTTTATTTGAGGGTGCAAGCGAAAGCACACAGCAGGTAAATATGACAAATCTTTGCAACGGGACAACCAAAAGGATTGTCCCGGAATGGGTAGTAATAATTTGCGAAATGTGCGGTTGTTCCGCCGATTATCTGTTTGGAATGGAGGATTAAAACCATGAAAAAGAAGTTTATCGAAAAAATGGAAAAGATGGTTGATGTTTTCTTTTCCGATGCGTGGCAAGCAAAGGTTTTTGCAATGATATTTAGCATTTCCGGAGTAATATGTTTTATTGCCGGATTTTGGAATTATATCCATTTTTTGTTTTCTGCAATGTGTGGATTAATGGTTTATGTATTGTTTAACGAATTAAAGAGCAAATAACATGAGAGCGAAAAAGAAACAGCCGGAAAACCCGGAAAAAAGTATTGCAAACACAATGGGTAACGCAGTAAATGCGGTTAAGAAGTTGGCGGAAGCAATGGGACAATTGCCCGCCGATAAATTCCCGGAAATAAACGATGAACAACAGATTGTCCCCGGATTGGATGCCGTCGAAATAGAACAGCCCGCCGGGGCTTTTGAAATTGTGCCGGGCATGACGGTTGAGGAAATGACGGCAATGTTCTTTGATGGCGCATTAATCGAACCGCCGTATAAAGTATGGCAGCTAAACAGCAAAGGACACCGATATTATTACAAGTTTGACGACAACGGAACCCCGGAATTTTATCCGTCAGTTACAACCATATTATCGCAGACAATGCCAAAATCGGAATTTCTGATTAAATGGATTGCCGACAAAGGTATTGACGAGGCGGAACGATACAAAGCAGAACGGGCGGCGTATGGTACATTTATGCACGCCCAATTTGAGGAACTTATAATTAACCGGGTTTATGATTTGGACGGACTGAAAGCCAAATTAAAAGATTATATTGATAACAACAAATTGCCAGCCGATTTCATTTATTACGCTGATGATTTCAAAAAGGACATATTGGCATTTGCGCAATTTGTTTTGGATTATGACGTTAAACCGTTAGCCGTGGAAATTGCGTTGGTACACCCCGTTCATAATTACGCCGGAATGATTGATTTGCCGTGTACGATGTTATCAAAGCCCGGTTCAAAAGAATACATAAACGCAATTGTGGATTTCAAAAGCGGGCGCAAAGGATTTTACGAAGAAGCGGAAATTCAGTTGCATTTATATGCGATGATGTGGAACGAAAATTTCCCGGATATTCCGATTGACCGTGTTTTCAATTTCAGCCCGAAAGATTGGCAAAAGAAACCGACGTACAATTTGAAAGACCAAACCGACAGCCCGAACGCAAAGAAAATCCCGTATCTTTTGGAGTTGGCAGCAATTGAGGACGAAAAACGGGATAATACATTTACGGCGGTTTCCGGGGAAATATCATTGGATAACGAACCGGATTTGACAAACAATATTGTTTCGCTGACGTTGGCGGAACTTGTTAAAAGCAAAGCCCCGGCGGAAAAGAAAAAGCCGGAACCGGAAAAAGCCGTTACCGTTGAGGATTTGAAGAAAGACCCGGAACCCGAACCACAACCGGAACCGGAGGAAAAGAAAACCAAGACCGTAAAGAGAACCACACGAAAAACGGCAAAAACGGCGGAAAACAAGCCCGTCAAGGAAAAGAAAACCGCAAAACGTACAATTACACCAAAAAAAGAAAAAGTGGCTAAAATCGAAGAAAAACAGCCTAAAAAGCCGGAACCCGTGACAAAGAAAGATTTGTTGAATACTGAAATTGATATTTGATTATGAAAGGACGTATAAACATAAACAGACCAACCACCGGCATACAACGTGTTGTTTTGCCACGTGTGGGGGCTATCAAAGTAGGGTACAAGGAAAAGGCGGCAAACGGCAAAGAATACCCAAAAAGCGTTGATTATTTTATACCAACCGGAAAGTATGCAGGATTGTTTACGAAAGCATACGGCGAGAAACCGCAAACAATACAGATTGTTTTCCCGGACGACGCCCCGGAAAAGGTTTGCAATGAAATGTACGAATACCGGGACGACGACGGGCGACGCATAGCATACGGCGACGGGGAAACGTTCTTTGTATGGAACGGAAAACAATATTGTCAATATAGTACAAAGGATTATCCCAATTTGATGGCGGGGGTTGCGGAAAAGCACCCCAACCGTGCCGTATTAAACGGCGGCGACGGATGGATTGTAACGTTAACCGTAACTTTTATTGTTCCGTTGGTTCGTGGGGTTGCCGGGGTTTGGCAGTTCGTAACAAAGGGTACGGCGTCAACAATTCCAAATATCCGAGACACGTTCGACGCCATGTTGCAGGAACGGGGATTTGTTAAGGGTATAGTTTGGGATATGAACGTACAATTTGCCGTCTCTCAAAAGCCCGGCGACCGTTCCCGTTATCCGGTCGTTTCCATTGTTCCGAACGAAAGCGAGGGGAATTTGCGTAAAGTAACTGAAGCATTTAAGCCAATAAAATTGATAGAAGAATGAAGAAAATTATTTTGTTTTTAGTGATATCAGTAATGTGTGTAAGCGTGTATGCCCAAACTGTAGTAGAGGTTGAAACGTTGAAAGTAACAGACCTTGGGAACCAAAAATTGTGCGCTGCAAAGGTGAATGGGTGTATAGACCATTATTACATTATGCTTAAAACTAGTAATATATATCAAAAGTATATTACTGTTTACCTTGGGGATAAGGAGGAAGCTATAAGGTTACTCCGGTTTTTGTATGACTTAAATTCTAAGGGTGGAACCTATATACATCTGGAAAATAGGACTAACAACGTAGTTTCATGGAATAGATTAGGCTATTATACAGTATTCTCTGAGGGGAGGGCATTAAAAGGACATATAAGAAAGCAAAATATTAAGGGCTTTATCGCAGAATTAACCAATGATGTTTGATAATTCAAAAAAAACATCTATTTTTGCAGCATAAACAAACGACTACCACCGTTTGCAAGATATTTGCTAATATTAGCACAAAGCCCGTTTCCCGGTGTGTGGTAGCCCGGATTACGGGCTTTTTCATTCTATGAACGAAAGAAGTTATTTAATTTTAGATTTAGTACGTTCAAGGGTTTTAGATTTAAACCCAACGGAAAGCATTTTAGCGTCATGTTTCTTTGGTTTGTTGGCGCAAAATCCAATACAATACGCCGGGAAACCGTATTACATGGCAGACTATAAAAACGTATCTGTTTATTGCCCAATTTTGCCAAATAAGGTTGATACGTTAAGGCGGCTTTATAAGAATTTGGAAAATTTGGGATTGATTCAAATAATAAAGATTGACAACCACGTTTGTTTTACCCCGTCGCAAATGTTAAGGGATTGGGGAACCGTTTACAAATCCGTTGAAGCGGAAAAAAATCCCGTTGAAGCGGGAAAAAATTCCGTGGAAGCGGAAAAAAATCCCGTTGAAGCGGGAAAAAATTCCGTGGAAGCGGAAAAAAATCCCGTTGAAGCGGGAAAAAATTCCGTTGAAGCGGAAAAAAATTCCGTTGAAGCGGAAAAAAATCCCGTGGAAGCGGAAAAAAATCCGCCCTATATAAATAATATAAATAATAATATAAATAATAATATA